CAACCAAGCACGTCAACATCAGTTCGATGGGAACCTCCGGATATGCTTCAACAGATGAAGGTGTTTCTGGTGCAGGTAATGAAGGTGGAGGCGCGTTTACTGCCACAGGCCAATTAGATGCGAGCGTGACCGAAGGAGCGATAAGACCACTACTAGATCTTATAGGAAGAGCTGAAGGCGCTGGATACGATACCGTATTTGGAGGTTCTCGTATTTCGCCCGATGCACCTATTACTACTATGAGTGTAGCTCAACTTCTAGATTGGCAAGATAGAAGCGTAGCTGCTGGATCCATAAGTTCTGCGGCTGGCAGATATCAAGTAATTCGTGGTACACTTAGAACGATTGTTGGCGCAGGAATAGTAACACAAAGTGATACATATTCTCCAGCAAATCAGGATAAACTTGCGATTTATCTAATGCAAACAAGCGGGCTAAATAGATTCCTTTCTGGAAGCTTGACTGCAGAAGCATTTGGCAATAATTTGGCTAGAGTGTGGGCAAGTTTTCCTGTGATTACTGGCCCTGGAGCAGGAAGAAGCTTTTACGCCGGCGATAGTGCTGGAAATAAGTCTCGCATAGTTCCATCAGAAGTTTTAAATGTGTTAAGAGATCTCAAGCAAGCAGTGGATTCAGGTCAGTCTACAACGCAATCACCAGGCCCAGTGATAGGTCCCCAATAGGTATAAAACATGAACAATATATGTAAACCAGAAGAAACCAATATACCAACTGTTACTTCCGTAATAATAAGCCCGGACGGAAGATATACGCTGGATAATGTGAACGCTTTGATTAGTAATTTTCAGAGCACGATTGTGACGTTACCTCAAGAAACAACAAATTTGGCTAGGCTTATATCTACTTATGGAAGTGACGCAGTCTATCAATCAAACGAAACTCTCAACAGAATGTTAGTAGGCATAGCAGCGCCAATTCTTCCTAATTATCCAACAATTAACGAAAGAATTAACACGGGGGTTCCGATAACTCCAGTTGAATATGCCGAATTTATAACTGAATTTCTTTATACTCCATTTACGATTGAAACAAATTCTGTTACGGATTACGTAAGATTAGTTTCAGAACTTGATGATTTTTTTACACAAAATTTCAGTAAAAGTTCTATGGGTTCTTTTTGCGCATTAGCGCCGAGTATATTTGGCGCGATACAAGGTTTTTTTGATATCTTAGATAGCTTTAAAGATATAATAAACAAAATACAAAATTTTAGTGTAGCCGCGCTTTTAAACCAACTTAAAGAAAAAATTAAAGCCGTAATAGATAAAACAATTGAAAAGGTAAAAAATATAATTGAAAATTTTTCTTTGCAAAACATAATGGGAAGAGTTGAAACATTTGTAAATGAAAATATCGTTGGAAAAGCAATGGAATTGCGCGACGAAGCTCTTAGATTTTTTTCAGAAGAAAATATAAAAAATTTAAAAGATAAAATAGAAGGACTTATTAATTACGCAATCAGTCTATTCAAAGATCCGTCTTTAGAAGAAATTCAGTATTTGATCTATAGATTTTGTAATTTTATATCTCAAGTAGAAAATGCGATAAACTCAATTCGCAATCCGTTGGATACCTTCACAAGTAATTATCAAAGCGCTTTATCAGTAATTAGCGGGCGTTCTAACGGAAATACTGCGAGTGCCGTATCGGCTGGAGCTATTAGATACACACAAGATCAGAGAAGAGCAGGAGTAGCAGGCGCCAGGAGTGCTGAAACCGCCGCTGGAAATCCACCACCCATAGAAGCCGCGGAAATAGAAGGAGTAACTCCTTGGAATAACGCTAGAGGTGACGGAAGAATTGGTTTTGCTGGTGGATGGCTGCAGCCGCCAGACCCAAATTCTAAAGATTGCCGAAGAAGAAATTCACCAGGGGAAGAAGGCTGGACAAGAGTAGTTCCAGAAGTAAGAATTAGAATAATGCGTGTTCAAGCTAGATTTGGCAGAAGATTAATTATCAATAGCGGATATAGACCGCCAGCATATAATGCGTGCCTTAGCGGTGCTGCGACAAATAGCCAGCACCTGCAAGGAAATGCATTAGATGTGACATGGAGCGGAATAAATGAACAAACTCGGCAAGAATTTATAAATATAGCATTGGAAGAAGGATTCCGCGGTATAGGCATTTATAGAAGAAGCAATTTCGTGCATGTTGATATAGGACCAAGCCGTAGATGGACAGGAAACTAATATGGTAGTACCTATAGTAACACCTACACAAAAGAAAATATCTCTATACTCAGACTTTCACAAAGATCTGACACAGAATCCAATTTCTCTTGACTTGGCTGTAAAAAGAGATGAAGAAGCTGTAAAAGAATCTTTGAAAAATTTGATACTAACAAACAAAGGAGAGCGGTTATTTCAACCTCTTCTTGGCGGAAACATCGCTGCTCAGCTTTTTGAAAACAACACCCCCGCTACAATAAAATTAATTCAAGAGCAAGTAAAATCTACTATTCTTCAATATGAGCCAAGAGCGCAATTAATCGATGTTGTAGTTCAATCTTCCATAGATAACAACAAAGTAGAAATTACCATATACTTTTATATCACAAATATTGAGCAACCTATAACAGTCACTGTATTTCTAGAAAGAACACGATAATGGCAAATACACCCATCACAGAACTAGATTTCTTTGCCATAAAGGAACAGCTAAAAAATTATCTGAAAAATCAGACGCAGTTTAAAGACTACGACTATGAAGGATCAAACATGTCTGTTCTTTTGGACGTGCTTGCTTATAATACGTTTCAGAATAATTTTTACACCAATATGGCAATCAATGAGATGTTTCTTGATTCTGCTCAAATTAAAAGCTCTGTAGTTTCGCACGCAAAAGAACTTAACTATACACCTAGATCGAATGTATCTCCTAAAGCTACAGTCCGCATTACAATAAGAGATAGCGTCGAAACTGCGTTAACTATTCTTGTTCCGAAATTTGCAAGATTTTCTTCAGTATATCAAGGACAAACCTTCAATTTTATAACAGATAAAAGCTATTTAGCTTATAGAGTATCTCCTGGCGTGTTTGTAGCTGATAACGTTGAAATTTATGAGGGTGAAATACTTGACGGATTTGAAAAAGACGGTTTTATTTTTTCTGAAGAAGATAATGCTCAAAGTTTAAAATGCATTCTACAAAATGAAAATGTAGATATTTCATCAATCAGTGTATTTTCTGATGATGACACTGAAGAATATACATTCAGAAAAGACATTTATGGAGTAGAAAAAACCGATTTGGTATTCTACGTCGAACCGTATTTTGATGACAAATACGCGATAGTTTTTGGCGGTAATGTGTATGGAAAACAACCAACCGCAGATACAGATGTCAAGATTTCGTACAGAATAACACTCGGACCAACTGCAAATGGAGCAAATCGATTTAGCGCAAATTTCAGAAATGGAATCACTGTTGAAACAATTACTGCAGCGTCTGGTGGGACCCTAAGAGAAACCCTTGAAAGTATCAAGTTTTTTGCTCCTAAGTCTATACAAATACAAGAAAGAGCAGTCACATCAAGAGATTATGAAATACTACTTAAGCAGCGCTTCCCAGAGATTCAAGCAGTTTCAGTTTTTGGCGGTGATGAATTAGAGCCACCGCAATATGGGCGAGTAGCAGTTTCAATAAACAAGCAATCAAACCAGCAAATATCAACTTCATTCCAAAATGATGTCGTACGATACCTTTCTGATAAAACACCAATGACAATTACGCCGGTTTTTATAAATCCAGAATATTTGTTTGCAAAAATAGAAGTAACTGTGAATTACACTCTTAAAAAGACTAGTAAATCACGAGGTCAATTGGAGCAAAATATAAGAACCACAATTAAGGATTTTGCTGAAGTAAATCTTAACAATTTTGCTTCTACACTTAGATATTCAAAACTTNCAACTGCTATAGATGATACAGATGTAAGTATTCTAAGTAACGAATTGGTCATTAAATCTTATATAGAATACTCTCCAGCATTTAGAGTCAAACAAAACCCAAAGTTTAACTTTAATGCTGAATTGAAAAGACCATATAATAGAAAATCTGGCGTTTGCCCAATTGATTACGATCCAGCTATAAGAAGTACTGTTTATGAGCTTGGCGGAATTTGCGTCTATTTTAGAGATGATGGAATTGGTAATATACAAATAGTATCAGAAGATATAACTAATTTCGCAATCATAAATCCGAATATTGGTACTGTAGATTACAAAACCGGTGAAGTTAGACTTTCTAACTTTTCTGTAGACGCGTATGACGGAAGCGGAATAAAAATAATAGCTAATCTAAAAAATCTAGATATCACAGCTCCAAAAAATCGCGTTTTCTTATTAAAAGATACCGACGTATCAATTACTCTAGCTGAGTCTAAGTAATGCAAATAGAAAAATACATATCGTATCAAATTGAAAGACAATTTCCAGCACTTTACCGCGAGAACGGTAGAGAAATGGTCGATTTTGTAAAAGCGTATTACGACTTTCTTGAAAGACAACCAAATCAAAGTACATATAATTCAAGAAGACTTTTCGAGTATAGAGATATAGATAACACTCTCGAGCAATTAGTTCTATTTTTTAAAAACACATTCATGAATGATCTTCCTTACAACGAAGAAACTGTAAGGATGACGATTAAACGCGTACTAAGTTTATATAGAAGAAAAGGCAACAAGGAAAGTATAGAACTTTTTTTCAGAATGTTCTATGACGAAAAAGTAAAAATTTACTATCCTTCAGTGGCTATTCTTAAACCATCCGATTCAAAATGGGAAACACAAAAATATTTACAACTTTTTCCAGAGTCGCCATTCAAGTTTCGAGATATAGTGAATCAGCGCATTTTTGGAACGGTATCAAAAGCAGAAGCAGTTGTGGAAAAAGCATTTTTCATACTTGTAAATGGCACGTTCACACCCGTCATATTCATAAACAATATTAGAGGAAACTTTACTGGATTTGACACGATAGTTTATAAAGAAAACATTACAAACGTAGTAGGAACTGTCTATGGATCTATGGATAGTTTGGAAATAGTAGATGACGCAACTTTTGCACCGACTTCTGGAAACGTGGTTGGCGACATACTTACTATACAGAATGTAAATGGCACTGGCGGTAAACTTATAGTTGAAAATGTTTCAGAAACCTTTAGCGGTGAAGTAAGATATAGACTTATTGACGGCGGCTGGGGATACTCGAGGGAAAATACTCTTTTGCTTGTATCAAATCAGATTTTGATATTTGAAACAGGAAGCACGAAAACATTCGAACCGTTTGATCCTCTTCAAGATCAATTTGGAAATTCAGGTATTGTAATTGGGCAAAAAGAAAACGTATTAGGAGTTAGGTTAAATTCTGATCAAGAGTTTATTTCAACGAGCATAATACGTGATGCCAACAATAATGTTGTAGATTACGCAGAATTAATAGCCAAAAATGATAGTTCACCAGGTCCTCTTTTACCAGAAGCTTCAAATACTGAAATAGACATCGCTGTTACAATAAATGAATTAGATAATATAGAAAATTTGACTCTAATTAATGACACTATTTCTAATTTTCTTTCAGTTTCTTTAAATGCTTCAAATTATAACGACCCTCCAGCGTTAAAGCCGATGTCTGGTACATTCGACCCAGTTGATATAAACACAAGACTAGAAAATGCATTTTCTTTAGAAAGTATCGAAATTGGAAGAATAGTTAGTTTCAAAAATCTAAATCCTGGTTTTGATTATGTAAATGACGTGTTTGCTTTGGTTTATGATCCGTTGGTTGCTGGAATTAACAAATTTGATCAAATAGTATCGTTCAGCGGTAATGGCGGCTTGTTCAACATCGGTGATATAATAGAACAAGGCGGTACTGCGGCAAAAATAACAAAAATAGACGGGAATAATCTTTTTGTTCGTCCATATAGTCTTATCGGAATTCAACCAGGACTCACATTCACACATAAGGGTACATTATATAATATATCGAATGTTGCTGTCGATTATTCATCTGAGGTTTCAGGAAATAACGCTATAGTAACAACAACAACTGATTTCGCAGTTGGTAAAATTACGGGAGTGAAAGTAATCAATTCTGGTTACGGGTATGTAGACCAAGCAGTGGTAACTCTAATAGACAGCAATAATAGACCTGCTGTTAAAGCTAGAATTTCTGCGCGAGGACAAGGTAAAACTGAAGGCGCGTGGATTTCTTACAGTTCTCATATAGGACCAGAATTTGGTAAGGTGTTGCAAGATAGTTACTACTACCAAAACTATTCTTATGAAATACAATCAAAACTCGGGATAAATAGCTACGAGAAAGTGTATAAAGATATAATTCATGTATCTGGCACTAAAATGTTTGGTAAATTTGATTTCGAAGATATAATTCCACCTAACACTAAAATTAGCTTAACAGTAGAAAATTGAAGGCAAATTAAATGAGACTCATATCAAACGAGTATAAAACAAACATTGTTGAATTTTTTCTAGATGATGTAGCGATTAACGATTATTACATTTTTGCTTCAACAATTGATTCTGAAGTTATTTTGACAAATACGGTAGCGGATAAAAAAGAATTTTTGAATAAAACTATTTTTGGAAAGAAAGTAGATTCTTCCGACGCGTTGCCAATGATCAAAAACTATCTATGGCGACCAGAAGAAGTGTTTGATCAATATGATGATAATGTTGATTTGACAAACAAAAAATTCTATGCCGTAGTATATCCAGAAAATAGTAATACAGGAACTTATCTTGTATTCAAGTGTTTGTTTAATAACTACGGGCAAACTTCTGAAGTTGCGCCTTTTTACGATCCAGAAGTTGGCGATCAAATTTATAATACCGCAGATGGATACGTTTGGAAATTCATGTACTCACTGTCCATACAGGATTTTGATAAGTACAGCGCTTTCGGTTATGTTCCTGTTATAGAAGCAAACACTTCAGTCGTAGATTCTAAATCAATATCGCATATAGAAATTGAAAACGCTAATCTTAATTTTGGATATGAAACTTTTACTGGCACTATTCGTGAAGTAAACAACGAAGAACTTATTTTAGTAGCAGGAAATGGAACTACGCTTAATCCGTTTACAAATTTCTATCGTGGTCAAACACTTTATGTAACTGATACAAATAATGTTTCAAGACTTTATAGTATTCTTACTTATAGATATAGCGCTGGTACTGGAACGGGCAGAATGACGGTAGAAAACCTAGACTCTTTCATTGAGCCAGGGTCTACTTACAGAATTTTACCAAAAATTGAAATAAATGGTGACGGTTACGATGCATCCGCAATACCTATTATAGATGCAGGCCAAATCAAAAAAATCATCATGTTGAACAAAGGTTATGGCTATAATTCTGCGACAGCAAGAGTAATAGACCCAGAATTTGACTTCAATCCAGGCAACTTAAATACTTCTGATGAAAGAGCAATTATTCGGCCAATTTTAGCTCCTGGAGAAGGCCACGCTATGAATATATCAAGAGAACTTTATTGTAATTCTGCATTACTTTATGCTGGTATAACAGAAGCAGATAATATTGCAGGCGTAATTCCTTCAGTAAACACGTACGCGCGCATTGGTGTAGTGAAAAATCCAGAGTTTAAAATAAGTCCATCTCCTATAACTTTTGATAATCGAATTTATGCCGAATTTGAAACTCAGAACTTTTTTCAAGAAAATGATCGAGCTATACAAACTGATGAACTCACTTCTGATATTACATTTGAAGCTATCGTGCACGAAACCGCTAATAACGCAGTTTATTTAGCAGAATACATGGGCGCTTATAAAAATAGAGAAAACACAGATGTTTCTTTTGACCCAGATTTACCTCTTCGAAATGAATTAAACCAAATATATGTTATAAATAACTCAATAATTTCAAATTATGTACAAAGAACAGGTGAAGTAATTTATATAGCTTCATTCACAGCTCCTGTTTTTAGAGATGATGAATCTCGAGAACAGTACAAAGTTATACTGCAATTTTAAAGGAAATGTAATAAATGCCAATTACTACTGATTTGAATAGACATCCGTACTATGATGATTTTGACGTCAATAAGCAGTATTACAGAGTTTTGTTTAAGCCAAGTTACGCAGTACAAGCTAGAGAACTAACACAGCTTCAAACAACACTCCAAAATCAAATAGAGCAATTTGGCGATAATATCTTTAAAGAAGGTTCTATCATAAAGGGTTGCAACTTTACTGAGTTAAATACTCTGAACTTTGTTCGTGTAATTGATAGACCTGGTTTTGACCCAGCAAATTACGTTGGTAGCGTTACAGAAGACGGCACCGAAATTTTCTACGAACTTGTTGGTTCGAGTACGCAATTAAGAGCTTCAGTTGAAGCTGCTACAAGAGGATTTCAGACTCGCTTCCCAGATCTTAACACGTTCTATATAAGATACTTGAACACTTCTAACTCTGGTATAAAAGTATTTCAATCTGGTGAAGAACTTATAATCTATAAAAGAACGATAGATGCAGACGGCAATCCTGTTGGTGATGATAACACAGAAGTTGATAGAATTCTTGCTGCTTCATCAAATAGCACTGGTAATTCTTTCGGCCTTAGAGTTTCTGAAGGCGTTATTTTTCAAAAGGGGCATTTCCTCTTTGTAGAAGAACAGCTCGTAATAGTATCAAAATACACAGCAATTCCAGATAATATTTCAGTTGGATATAGAGTAGAAGAAAGAATCACTTCTTTCTTACAAGATGCAGATCTATTAGACAATTCAAATGGGTCGCCAAATCAAAATGCTCCTGGTGCAGATAGGCTTAAACTTGTGCCAGTTCTTACAGTAGTAAATACAGATGAAGTAAATGAAGATCCATTTTTCTTTACATTGGCACGATATGTAAACGGAAACGCAGTACTTATACGAGATATTGCGCAGTATAATGTGCTTGGTGAAGAAATGGCCAGAAGAACATCCGAAGAGTCTGGCGATTACATATCAAAACCGTTTAAAATTCAGGTTGTTGAAAAAGACGGTGAACGCAAAATTTCTGTTGGGCCTGGTGTTGCATATGTAAAAGGATATCGCGTAGAAAATAGAGGCGAATATCAATTTCCCATACTTGATATTACTACTACAGATGTTAAAGAAAACCAGCCTATATCATTCGATTACGGAAGATTTGCAAGAATTGCGAGCGGAAATAATTCAATTTCCGGAACCGTAGATCTTCCAAGCTATTCGACCATTAATTTGAAGAATTCTTCAAATACAAACATCGGTACAGCTATAGTTAAAAACATAACGCCGACTGCAGTGTATATGTTTGAAATAGAAATGGGCAGCGGCCAGAGTTTTTCAAACGTAGATCGTATCGAAGGTTCATCAGGTCTTATTTACGTAGATCCTGTTATTAGAAGAGATGATTACGGCGCATTCATATTTGATAGTGGCATGTACAGTTTAAAAAGTGTAACGGACATTTCTCTGCCTGTAAGAGAAAAGAAAGTCGTGAACATTTTATCAAACACTATTGATATACAAGCAAATCCCGGTGAAGATTTTGCTGTGAATAATGCTGATATTGTCATTGTAGATAACACTAATATAAATCTAGCTATAAATTCTATTACAACGATTTCAAATGACAGTGTTTTGCGTATAGAATTAGTTTCTGGGCAAGTGCCCGGCCCTACTGCAACGGTTTACTTTAATAAAAGAATTCAATCAACGGAACCTCATAGAAAGGTTGTAAAAGAAACTTATATTAAATCGCTGTATTCTTCATCTACTCAATCTTACAATCTTGGATTTCCAGATGTTTATGAAATAGTAGAAATTCTTGATGTAAATGGTGTAGATGTAACCGATAGTTTTAAACTTATATCAAATCAAAATGATCACTATTACGACCATTCTTACATGCAATACATAACTGGAAGAACGCAGCCAGCAGCAGGTCTTATGACTATCAAACTGAAAGTTTTTCAGCTCAATGCTAGTCAAGGTGATTACTTTTTCACAATCAACAGTTATCCAAATGATTTTGAAGCAGACAAAATACCATACTACAGAGCAAATAATGGAAAAACCTACAATCTCAGAGATTGCTTTGATTTTAGACCGTATGTAAATGTGGCGTCTGGAGCGGATTATAATGTAACAAGTGCAGCTTCTGCACCTACGATATCACCAAGCATTAACCTTGTTCCTGCATTTCTCGGAACTCCATTAATACCTGCATTGAACGCGACTGCTACAGCAGATATAGAACACTATCTTAACAGAAATGACGTTGTAGCACTTGATACTTATGGAAACGTAACACTTATTAACGGTGAAGAAAGTACGATTTCTAAAAAAGTAAATACTGATGGAAAGCTAGTTATCGCAGAAATTTTTGTGCCTGGTTTTCCAGCAATTTCTCCTGAAAGAGCAGTAGTAGAAAATAAGCCGCAGTATGCAGTGAAAATTGTTTCTAAGGGCACAAAAGCTTATACCATGAAAGACATTGAAAGACTGGAAAGAAATATTTCCAAGCTTACATACTATGCCGCGCTCAACGCTTTAGAACTATCAACTCAAAATCTTAATATCAAAGACGAAAACGGATTTACTCGCTTTAAAAATGGCATTATCGTAGATTCATTCAATGATTTTACGATCGCCGATATTACCAATCCTGATTTTTATGCGGGTTTAGATTTTACTGAAAAGGTGTTGATGCCACCTGTAAGAACTATACCTTTTAAAGCCGTATTAAAATCGAATGATGATACAACTGTTCACCCAAATTCAAACGCGCCTGAAGTTGTTACACTTACAAAAGACACCGCTGATATCCCGATAATCTCTCAACCATACGCTACAAATTCTAGAAACTGCGTAAGTAACTTCTATAACTATAGAGGTAAAGGCTTTATGTTTCCAGAATACGATGGTGGTCCAGATACTGTAACAAATCCTGGTGTAAACTTTAATATCGATTTGCAGTCTGTCGTTGAAGATCTAATAGATAATATTCAAGAGTTTATACCGCTTACTTCAACACAGTCTGAGTTTATAGGCAGCCAATTTGTAAATACTACAGTAAGAACTGTTGGCAATATCACTACAACAACAAATACTTTTGAAGACGCATTTAGAGATATACAAAGCGATTTAGTAGTCAATAATACAATCAATCAAACTTCGACAATGGATTTTGTTTCAAACGCGCAATTTTCGCCATTTATGCGCGCAAGAGATATTTCAGTAGGAGTTTTCGGGTTACGACCAAACACTAGACACTATGTATTTTTTGATAAAGAAGATGTAAATACTTTAGTTTCTCCTGCAATATTAACTTCAGGAGATGATATTAGCCAGGAAAGCGTGAGAGGTATTCGAGCAAATGGAATACAAGGCGCTGCACTTACGACAAATGCAAACGGCGAACTTTTCTTTATTTTCAGTTTGCCTGAAGCAAGATTTTATGTTGGTGATAGAACCATAGAAATAGTAGATGCCAGCGTATATGATGATATACCATCTGCAGCAACTTCAAAAGCATTTTTAACATATAGAGCATATAATTTTTCAGTAGAAAAATCAAGTTTGACTCTTTCTACTCGAATTCCTGATATAGCAATTCAGCAAACAACTACAGAAAGAGATGTTACAAGAAGAGAAACAACCGTAGTTATTGAAAATAGAGGAGGCGGAGGAGCAGATCCAGCAGATCCGCCAGGTGAAAGAGGAGTTGATTGGGATCCTATCGCGCAAACTTTCTTTATAAAGAAAGCAATGACAGGAAGTTCAAATAACTTATTTGTCTCTCAACTAGATCTTTATTTCAGATCAAAAAGCGCCTCGCGCGGAGTTACGGTTGAATTAAGAGAAGTCATAAATGGATATCCATCTTATCAAATAGTACCGTTTTCAAAAAGAAGATTACCGTCTAGATTGATTTTCACATCATCAGATGGTACGGCTCCAACACCAGTGACCTTCCCAGTTCCTATAAGACTTGAAGCAGATAGAGAATACGCGTTCGTTGTGATACCAGATGGCGCTGATCCAGATTATCTCATCTACACTGCTAAAGTAGGTGGTACAGACTTAATTTCTGGTAATGCTATAACTCAAGATACTTTTGATGGTATGCTTTTCACGTCAACTAACAATAGAACATGGCAATCGTACCAAGACGAAGATATTAAGTTTACGCTTTACAGAGCTAATTTTACAGATTCTAGTGGCACAGTCACACTAACAAATGATAACGGCGAGTTTTTCACTACTACAAATACGATCGGAAGATTTAAAAAAGGTGAAATGGTGTATTCTGTAAAGGGTGCAAACAACGCAGTAAGTGTGACTGCAGGCTCATACAATATTACATCTTCTGGATCTCCTGCGCTTTCTTTGACATACAATGCAGGCGATTATATTTTGATGGAAGGCACTAACGTTCCAAAAAACGTATACAAAGTAATAGATTCTGGAGCAAACTTTTTGCTACTTGACGCACCAGTAATTATGAATGCTTCTTCAGCATCTGTTGATATCGCGCCAGTTGCAGTCGGAAATCTTAACTACTTTGACTACAGAAAACCAAACTTTATCTCTGTAGAGCAGAGTTCTGCAAGACTTGGAAGATCTTTTGCTGCTAGCGATATTTTGTATGGCCTACGTTCAGGCGCGACGGCAACGATTGTTTCGGTTGACGATGTAAAACTAAGCTATATTCAACCGCTTATAGCAAGAACTAATGATTCATCTACGAATGTGTCAATGACTGGCGAATTTACACTAATAGAAAACGCAGATTCTTCATATGTTCTTACTATGCCATTCAATGACAAAACACAGTTTAACGCTCGTGGCATGCAGTTGAGAAGTAAGTCTAATGATCTATCGGGCGATAGTAAATTTGATATAACATTGAGTCTTTTCAATAAAAATAATCCGACAACAACACCGTTTGTTGACATTGAAACAGCAGTTATTCTTGCAAACCAATACAATATTACGAATGACGCAGCAACATCTGTAAGATACATTTCTAAAGTAACAGAACTCGCTGAAGGTTTTGATGCAGAAGATTTTAGACTTTATATTACTGGATATAGACCCGTTGGTACCAATATTAAAGCTTACATTAAAATACAAAATACAGCAGATCCAATTCCGTTTGAATCTGCTGATTGGATCGAACTTGATGTTGCAGAAGGAAGTGCTATATTTTCATCTACCGCAAACACTTTCGATTTTAGAGAGTACGTGTATGAAATTCCAGCGGCGAATAAAAACCTTGGTGTGGTAACATACACCAACGAGTCTGGAACTTACGAAACATATAAGAGATTTGCGATAAAAATTGTTCTTCTTTCAGAAAATACATATAGAGTACCACGAGTAGCAGATTATAGAGGAATCGCGCTAACATGATGATACGAGATGATCGCTCAAAAGCAATATTAAATACTGACTCTGAATCTCTAAATAAATATAAAAGAGAAAGAGATCAGTCAAGAAAAATAGAAATGCTTTGCGCAGAGTTAAAAGAAGTGAAAATAAAACTAACTGAAGTCCTACAACTAATAGAGAAGAATACATAAAATGGCAAAACCTGGATTACAGCCTGTTACCATAAGCGGTACTTTTCAAGGATGGCTGGATAGAACAAATGAAATTGTTGCGATTCTTCAATCTGAAGCAATAACTGCTTCAGTAGTTGGAGATACGACTGGATCTGTGTTAAATCCAGTAAGCGCAACTCTTATAGGAAGTTTTGCTGCAAATAACGTTTCTGTAAACGATTTACTACGAACTGATTCTATATCTCCAAAAATTGGTTCTACATCTATTTTGATCAACGCACAGATTACTGCAAATACTGCTCTTCAAACTGCTGCGATTTTTAGAAGTACTCAAGGCGCTAGAACAACGTATGCTTCTTCTTCTTCAAACTGGTTAGTTGGATATGAAAATGTTTCTACCAATAGTTTCGTAATAGATAACGGTATAGGAACTACGAAATTTAGGCTTACAACAGATGGTAATCTTTTTCTAAGCGGAAACTTGACTGCGCAGACAATGTCTGCTCTGACAATAACTGCTCAGCAGTTTAATGGAAACGCAAATACTGCTACGCAACTTGCTTCTTCTGCAAATATTAACGGTGTGGCATTTAACGGCAGCGCAAATATTACTTTACCAACTGTAAATCTTACTGGAAACCAAACCATAGAAGGTGTAAAAACATTTTCTAGCGCAGTTGTATTATCTTCACCTGGCACCACAGCAAGTCAAGCAGTAAGAGCCGACCGAGCAATAGAAACATCAGGCGGAATAACAGGCGGTGGAAATCTTACGCAAAATAGGGCAATAAGTTTAACAGGACAAGCTCTGGCTCTCAATAATATAACTAGCACTGGATTTTTCACTCGCGGGTCTGATGGTTCAATTCGTACTCGTGTTATATCTGGAGACAACACAAGCATTTCGGTATCTAATGGAAATGGAGATGCGAGCTTTCCAATCATATCTGCGATTTTGGCAAATACGATAGAATCACAAGCTGGCACTAATACCGTAAAACTAATGACTTCGGCAAGGACGTTAGATTCTATAAACGCCAACGCTGTAAGAGGATACATAGTTTTCAACGGTGCAACGGGCGAAGTTATGAAATCCAGAAACCTAACTCTTGTAAAAAGCGGAACTGGAAATTATTCAATTATATGCACCGCATCAATTCGTGATGGTACGCCAAACTGGGGTGTCGTCGTGACAAATGTAGATGATGGCAGAATAAATATAGGTCCAGTATTTGCCAACGATTACCTACAGATTTACAACACATTCATATCAAATCGCTCGACTACCGGATTTGTCGTTGAAGCTAAGAGTATCTACAATAGATATATATCCCTTGGCGGCAACGACAACAACGACGGTAACGTTTTTGGTATAACAGCAATTGACCCCACATATATAGCACTTGTGGTATTTTAAGGAAAACGCATGAACATAATATTTTTCAACGCTCCTTTAGGAACCAATAAAATAAGTTTCTTGATAACAGAAAAAACAATAGATGCTCTAAAAAAAGAGGGCATCATACCAAAAACATCAGCTACTCTAATCAAAAAATATGATGAGAATTTGAGCGATCAAGATCGCGCAGTGCTGACGCATGTAGACAAAGTGGTTTTTGATGATTATACGAAACCAACAAAGATAGAATTTGATTTAGATTTGATACGAATGTTTTTTTTGGATATTTACAGAGCTGCAAGAACTAGCACTTTTTGAAACACTGGATACACTGCAACTGAGGGCAATCACTTCTAGCAAATTAGATTTAGTAAAAGAAATTGAAGCGGATAAAGAAATTTTGAGAAATCTTTTAGACGCAGTTTCAAGCAAAATTTGAAAAAATTGGATTAGTTTTTTCAAAATTAAACAAAATTATACCAAACGAATTACTAGTTGATTATGATGAAAAGTATAGAAGCCGCCTAAAATGACCTTACGTACACAGTTTACGGAAAACAACGCTGATGAAATAAACCGTATAATAGATAAAAATATTCAGAGAATTTTACTAAACAGTCGTCAAGTTGGAATAAAAACCGTTGACGATTGGCAAAGTCACATATCAGCAGCAGCGTTAGAAAAAATAATTGACGACGATATTGCAGTATCAACAAACGGAAATCTTATAAGCTTTTCGCACTTGAATATTTCGCAAAAAATGGTTCATATTATTCAAACCGAATTTCCCGGTAGCTCTGTTAGCGTAAGTGGATATTTTCACTACCCTAACACTGGATATATGTCATGGCACACAAATGCTGATATTCCGTGCAAAAGACTATACATCACTTGGGCAAAAGAAGCTAACAAGTCGTTTTTTCGTTATAATAAGAATGGCAAAGTTATTACAGATTACGATGATGCTGGATTGACTTTCCGCATTTTTGACATAACAGATAATCCACCGTATTTGTGGCATTGTGTCGGTAGTAAAACCGACAGATTGAGCTTTGGATTCAGAATAACATGATACACTTCATGGAAGGCGACTGGGCAATTCATTCACAGTCACTTATCATAGATTGCAATCGTTTATATTCATTTGTAAGAATGAAAAAATTGGAACCGTTAGAAATACCAATTGATATGATAGCGCATAAGGAAATAGACAGCATTTCTGTTGATAGTATCAGATACATCCGTGCAAATACCAGTTTACCAGGAATAGTTGCAGAAAGCATGGAAAATCCGTTTATGAAAAAATATAGAATGATTGATGGGAGACATCGTTTGTTAAAAACCTTAAATTCTGGAAAAAGAAAGTTTAATGCGTACGTCCTGTGTCGTGAAGATATACTCAAGTTTGTTCGTCTTTTATAAATAAAACAAAAAGGTGCTCATAAATGACTAAAATAACTGAACTCGGAAGAATAGTAGGTTCAAATACTAAAACACGAGACCTTTTTGTTGTTGTAAGCTTAGATCAAGGCGAAGACGGCACAAAAAGTATTACCCGCAAACAGGTTATACAGGCGCTCCAATTAGAAGAATTTGATAATATCACGATTACCGGTGGAAATATATCGGATGTCGTGATGAACAACATAGATATTAATTTAGAAGATGAGTACACACCAGACTTAAATGATGAAAACTATTTTTATGTTAAGGATATAATTACCAATAAGACTGTTGCAATTTCATTTGGTGCTTTAACAAATGAAATTTCAAAAAAATTTAAAAAGACAAAAAAGATTTATGTTTCAGAAGATGCCAATTTAGAGCAAGCAAACGGTTCTTATTTAAGACCATTTAGCACTTTAGAACAGGCGTTTAATTCAATTCAATCTACTGAATTTCCAGTATCAATAACTGTTTTACCAGGCAATTATTTTACAAACGGAAACTTAGCATTACCTGATGAATGTACTTTAGTATCTTCTAATGGGCAGTACGCAACAAAAATCATTATGAACCCAGGCGCAGAAAATAATAATTGTATTCTCGTAGGTTCCGGCTGTTATGTTCAAGGATTTTCTTTTGATAACTTGGAAGTAGATAGTTTTGATGAACCAACTGGAGGCTTTGCAATCGCGTTCAGACCTGGTGCTATTATCAGAAGATCCCCATATATTAGAGATTGTTCACAGATTTCTAATTATCGTAAAGAAGCAATCGCGGCACCGCTAAATCCTAAAAATAGTCTTGGTGGCCAAGAAGATCTTGGCGGCAATGACTTTCCTAACGCTTTAGTTGGAAGAGGCGGTGGTATGCTTCTTGCAGATCGTTCTGTATTAAATCAAAACTCTGTCTTTCCTTATATGCTTGCATTCGGTGCCACCCCGCGCTCTCCAAACGGAATTGGCTATGTTGCAAAAGATGGTGCAGGTATTAATGGTATTTCTTCTTTGTCAATTTTTCAAAGATGTGCATTTTATGCGCTTCGCGGAGGTCAGATTACGCTCAATAATTCTGGCACACAATTTGGTGATATTTCAATGAGAGCAAACGGTAATGCAACGTTTGTTTTACCTACAGAAACTAATGTCGAAAAAGTCATATCCGAAACTCTTGCGGATGCTTTAGATGAACCTACAAACATTGCTGAGATTATAGATAATATGTGGGATTCGCTTATTTCTGCTGGATATAATGTAAACGAAATTTTTA